CGAATAGACTCGATCAAATGCAATATTTGCTGTGACAGCAGGCATTTTCTATTCCTTAAGCTAGAAGCCGTCTGGGTTCATGCCAGCTTCCTTGAGGGCTCTGGTAGCAGCCTCCAACATGCTTTCTTTGCGATGTTGAACAACCGTACCACTCCTCGCAGAAACAGGCGCGGCCTGTCTACGCTTCTTAGTTTTTTGCTTCGTGACAACCGCCTTCAACTCTGCCTGTGCAACACGGGCAGCTAGACGAATGGCGGCACTTGGGTTGGCTTGCGCCAACTCGCTGAGCTGTGGGTCGTTGTCGATGACCTGTCCAGCAAGTGGGGCAAGTTTTTGGTGATCAAGACCAGGGTTTTCTGCCGCAAAAGATCGATAGGCAGAAGTAACCCTCTCTCGATGTGCAACTGGTTGCATCTCTTCGGCAAGCCTGCCTACTCCAGTTGATTCCAAGGCCTTTTTAACCTCCTGTTGAACGTAGTAAGAAATAACGTCCTCAGGGCTTGCTCCATTCGCCATGTCAGGCGGGGGATCCTCGACCTGCTCAGGCTTAGGTGGGTCCTCCTGACCAGCCCTAGACATCAAGGCTGCATTTGCAGCATCGATAGAATCGAAGTATTTCTTTTCAAGATCAGACAGGCGCTGCATTCGTTTAGTGAATGCCCCCTGCATGCTCTTGTAGGTAGACTTCAACTCCTCCGGGAGTTCTTCAGGGTTTCCATTCCAAAAGGCATCTTCATCGTGGCTATCAGACTCGCTTGCAAGTTGCTCGTCGTCACCACCAACATCGGCTACCTCTTCTCCGGTTTCTTCAGAGTTGTCCTCGTATGGGATCTCTTCGGAATTATCGGCGGGCGTCTCTGCTGTCATGGCTCCTCCAAACGCTTAAATGCGTGTGGATATTAGGAGTTCAACTACTAACTTTTGTCAAGTACCATCGAACAATGTCAGACGAAAACATCACAATCGAATTGTCTAAAGAAGAAACCTCTGAGTGGTCCCGCCGCATCATGGAGTCTGAAAAGCTCCTTGAGGACAACCACCTGCCATATTGGAGAGCCATTCAAAGGTCGTATTCTGCGGAAACGGATGAGGAAGTCCTTGGTGCTGGAGGGCTCGAATATGAAGACGAGCAAAGGATCCAATTCAACTTCCTGTTGTCCAACGCAAACACAATCATACCTGGAGTCATATCGGCTAACCCGCATATCTATGTGAAGCCAAGAAGGCCGGGTGACAAAGAGTCTGCCAGGATTGCAGAAAGCGCTCTCAACTACATTTGGAGGGAGATTGGGGGCAACAAAACCACCAGGTCTGTTGTTCTAGACACCCTTTTGTTTGGGCTTGGGGTGGCCAAGATTGGATACGATTCAAGTGACTCGTTTTATATTGAAGAAGATTATGACTCTGGCCCTGAAAAAGACGAGCCGGGAGATGAAGATCCGCTTACCGGGGTTCAAAGACGACAGCTACGAAGGCTCCTTGCGGCTGAAGAGCTTGTGCTTGACGAGGGGCCACAAGACAACCCAACGGTGACAAGGGTTGCGCCGTGGGACCTAATCATCCCCCCCGGATACGCAGATCTAAAACAGTGTCCCTGGGTCTGCGAACGAATGGTTGTTCGACTTGATGACCTCAAAAGAGACGAGAGGTTCTCTCTGCCACCAGACATTGAAGCAGATTCTTGGCTTAGCGAGGCCGTTCCACAGTCACTAAGCGGAGAAACCCCATCTAACAACATAGAACACCCCGAAGTGCCTCCTGACTACATCGTCCTTTACGAGATTCGTTATTGGAGGCAAACAGACAACGGCCTGCGCCGATATGTGATGTGGATGACCAGGGCTTCTGGACTTGGCACAGAGTCACCAACCATCGTTCGCCACATACAAGACCCGCTAGAAATGCGTGGATACCCATACGAGGTGATGCGCTTTGTCGATGTTCCGAACAACTTCTACAGCACAAGGGTTTCTGACCTTGCGGCAATTAAAGACATCTCTGACCGACTCAACGACGAGTGGGCCTACATCCTTAGGCACCACCGGCTGTCTTCAAGGAGGAAGTTTGTTACAGCCCCTGGAGCCCTAGAAAGCGGTCAGCTTGCTGGCCTTCTTGAGTCTGACGAGGACATGGACGTTGCTGAGTTACCGGCCAGTGTCGCCCGCATCCAAGACGCAATCATGCTGCTCCCAGAGGCCCCTCCACCCAGCACAACCCCGATGGTCATCCAGGGACTGGCCAAGCTCATGTACGAAATATCTGGAATTGATGTGTTCCAGCGAGGAGGCTCTAGTCGAAAGGGGACCACCGCCACTGAGGTGGCCATTGCATCAGCGGCTACTCGCGGTCGAGTTGGCATGCGCCTAGAGGCCACAGAGAACTTTGTTTCCTCAATCTCCAGAAAGATCCTGGCGATCATTCGTCAATACTGGGACGAGATCAGGTACATGAGGATTGATGGAGAAAACGGAGACGACGAGTTCATATCCTTCACCTCCTCCGACATCCAGGGCTTTTACGATGTAACCGTGCAAGCCGGATCTACCGTTCCCACAGACCCTGCAGAAGAACAACGAGCCTTTATGGGCCTACTACAAACCATTCAGGGGGTGTCAGCAACACTGGCCCCTCTCGTGCAGGCAGGAGCGATGCCTCCAGACTCAATCCAGAACTTTATGGACAAGGCCTTTACCGTGTGGAGACAGGACAAGCGTGCCCTTGCTGGACCGCTATCTCAGCTGCAAGGGGCAGCAATGGGAGCAGCGTCACCGCAAAGCGCTCCACAGGAGCCGCAAGAACAAGGGGTACAGGACATCGGAATGGGGGCAGACGGTCAGGCCCTGGCAGGGACTGGCCCCAGGGAGGTTGCACCCGGTAGCCCAGACGCCATAATCAACAGATTCCAAACTTAAGGGAGATGAGATGAGAATCTACAACATGCGGTGCACCCACGATCTCTGCGGAAGGGCCTTTGACTGGCACACGAAGTGGGGCTTGTATGAGGCCAGCAAAAGAGACAACTTCAAGGATGTCCGCTGTTGGCACTGCGGTCGCCTTGGAGCTACCAGAGCCTGGAATCACGCTGTTCCAGACCTGACGGTAAAAGGAACCTGGGGGAAGAACGCCAGCCCTGAGCTTTGTGGAAAAGACTACTACGGGAAGGGCGAGTACCAGTCCCAGGTGGCCTTGTCTGGATCAAAGGTTGTTGACAGTGGTCAAGACCGTGGGGTGCGAACACCAGTAGACCAGACCAGAGAGTCGGTAAGAGACGCTGCTAGAGAAAAGATCACAAGCCTTCTTATCGAGCGCGGAGAGATGCGCCTGAAGGACATTGTCAAAGAAAGCGGACTTAAGGATCACATCGTTCACGACGTTATCTACAAAGACCCAGGCAGAATCCACAAGGTTGGAAGAGGAACCTACGGCCTTACTGGCGTCTCCTCCCAGACAAGCGCCTCTTGAGCCTCGCTGCACTAGACTCGTAGTCGCTCCAGTCATCCTCACTCCACTGACGATGATCCATGGCCTTGCCCATGTCGATTTGGGTTGAGTTGATCCTGGTCATCCCGCCTGGGGTGTAATGAGAAACCGCAGTGGCAATCATTGCGGCAATACAAGCATCATCATTCTTGCCAGGGGGAGCCCCCATCTTGGCCTGAAGAGAGTCTATGCCGTCCTTGCTATAAAGAACGGTCCTTGTGTAGGCCTCCATCTCATCAAGGACCTGCTTTGACCTAATCTTGACATAATCCTCCTTGAGGGCCCTCTGCATAAGGCCAACCATTGCCGGTTTCGTCTTCCTTGTCGTGTCCCAACCAAGCATCACCGTAGGACCACCAATGGCGTCTGTTGTTACGCGCCTATAAAGATTCCAGTATCGAGACCTTTCCAACAAAGCAATGAGGCCAGCGCCCAACCCGGTAACCTCTGGTGCCAAAATAGCGTTGTTGTAATACATAGCCACTAGCAGGCAAATGGGTGCCAGCTCATCCAGCTCTATCTTTCCCCGCCACTCAGCAACCTGCTCCAGGGTGGCCAGGTCACAGACATAAATGTGGTCCCAGTCCCTACTCCCAGCGCCCTTACTAACATCTGCGCCAACAACATACTTGTCTCCAGAAACAGGCTTTTTCCAAATAGACATTCTTCCCTGGCCCGGAGACACTTCAACAACCTCTGGCTTGTAAGTGGAATAAATGCGCTCTCTACCACTTGGGTAGTTGGATACATCTTCAATCTCGTACCAACCGTGTTCTGGAGCAACATTCCCATCCGGCTTAACCGCCCCGGCAAACGGCAGGCATAGCTCGCACCAACACCCATGCTTTGTCTTTTGCCTCTGCATGGCGTTCTTCTCGAAAACGGGAGACCCGGAGGCGCTAAAAGCCTCTTCATCCGTACTTGGATATTCCTGGTGAAACCTTTCTACAGAGCCACCACACTTTGTCGAAATGGTTGCCCTTCTCCAGGAAAGGTTCTCAAGGGTTATCCACTCGCCAAACTTCTCAAGAAGAGTCCTCTCTTCCCCGTCTAAGGAAGCGACAAACTCATCCTCTGCAACAAGAAGAGGCTTTGAATAACCCTCAACCAAAAACCAAGGGGTGAAATATGCATACCAATCAGAATCAGCATCTCCTGGGTACTTATTCTTCAACTCCATCCATGGATAAGGCTCGTCCTGCCAAACCTTTGCGCTCAAATACATCGTATGGTGGAAGTCGCCAGACCCATTGCAAGTAGACTCTGAATAAGCAAATGTTCCTGGGCCATCAGGCATTGATTGCAGCGTTGCCAGGAAATACCGCTCTGGCTGCTTGTAGAAGGCGACCTCTGAGAAGTGCGCTAGCCGAGCGGTTGTTCCACGAGCGTCCTCTGCGCTCTTTGCTGTCATCACCGTAAGCCTGCTTCTAAGCCCAGCCGGTCCAGCCGGGGCCCTGAAGTCTAGCTCAGCCCTGTTGTTGTACTTAGTTAGGGGCTGAAGGCGCTCTGGCAGATTGTCATAAAACAGTTTGGCCTTTGTAAAGATGCTGTGAACAGAATGGTCTGCATGTGCAGCTATGAGGGCTACCTCGTCTCTCTTCGTGATGCACCTATGGAACATCCAGCCCTGAATATGTGTGCTACAGCCAGCCTGTCTTGCCTTGGCCTCCCAAACTCTGATGGGGACGTTAGCTTCCTCCATCTCATCAAGCATCTTCTGTCGAAGTAGCTGGCTTGTATTCAGTTCAAACGGAAGAAGCTCGCCGCTCTTAGTCTGTATGAAGAGGTGCTCCCCGGCAAAGGAAGTAAAGTCATCGTAGGAGCCTGAAGTCAGATCAATCTCTGCGACCTCTGCAAATGTTTGCTGCTGTTGTCTTCTTGCCATTCTTTCTTGCCTCCATCCTCCACCTTGGAAGGTCTCCCTTAAGCATTTTTATACTTTTCTCGTGAATCATTCTGCAGTGGTAACGGGTGCCTGCCTTCTTCCCCATGTAGACAGAGTATGCGCCGTCCACCTCCCTGACCCGATCAAAAAACTTGTGCGCCTGTATCCTGCCGACACCCATCATCTTCGCCGCAGGGCGACAGCCGTGGTACCCCTCTGCTGTGGCTAGCTTGAACGCCTTGTTTGGATCGGACTCACCGAAGAAGACCTTTGCCCCAGGTGGAATAGGTGGGCCAATTGTGTAGATCCCATCCGCAGCAAGCCATCTGTAAAGCCTGTCTTGTCGGTGGTACCGCTGCCGAAGCTCCCACTCATAGCGCTCGTAGTCGTTAGCGAACTCCGGTATCTGTCTCGGAGCGGCGATAGCGCTTCTTTTTGTTGTATCGCTTGACTGCTTCGATGTGCTTTTTCCGGCCCTCTTCGGTCTTTTGCCATTTAGAAGCCGATTCAGCGCAGCATCTTTTGCACCAGGAGTTGAGGCCATCACGCCTGCGCCTAGCAATGCCGAACTCTTCAAGCCCATGGACATGATCCCTTCCAAGGCGCTTGCACCTTGAACAAGACTTGCTCGTAATGCCTGGGTCTACGAACGGCGCACGAAGAGAGTCTTTTTTTGACAAGATGGAAACACATTCTTTACACCTTGCCTTTCTTCCATCTGAAGCCCTCTTGTCTTTATGGAAAAGGACTAGGGGAAGTACTTTTCGGCACCGAGTACAGGCCTTTCTAGAGGCCACTACTTCTTCCTATACAAGCCGTCTGGACAAACCCTAAGCAAGCTTTTTTGATGCCGAGTAAGCCTATACCATTGACCCTGAGTAACACCTGGCTCTGGGGTGGCAGGGGCCTCCTCCTTAAGGTCCTCCAAGACCTGGTCTTCGGCATTGGTTTTGAGTTCGTCAATCGCGCTGCCAATCGCAGAGATCAAAGAGCTTCTATGCTTGCCATCGATTTCGGCCTTAAGCACTGCCTCAAGCCCACTAAGGTCAAGCTCAGACAATCGAGACCTTGCCGCCTTTACAGTAAGTTCACTAGGATTAAACATTATGAATCTCCAATGGTTCTTCCGACACAGTAAACCAACCCAATAGGGGGAGCAAACACAGATGCCCGTCAAGAAGTGTAAGAGCAGCAGAAGGTCTGGACGAAAATATGGTTCTAGCGGTAAGTGCTATACGGGATCAGGGGCAAAGAAGAAGGCCTCGCGACAAGGCCGAGCTATCAAGGCGTCTCAATCGAAAAGAAAGAAATACTGATGAAAGACAAGAAGCACCTATCTGATGTTGTTGAGAGAGCCATGAAGGATGAGTCTCACGGCCCCTCTCCCTGGGCTCAGCAGAGCGGGGTAAAGATTGTGATCAACCTGGGTGGACCCCCTCCCATGCGACACCACGCACCCATGAAGCACAACCCTAAAAAGCTTGAACACAAGAAGCCCATGAAGATGAAGAAGCGTAAGCCCGGTGTCTCTGGGCCTATGGAGAGCGCCCTTAAGGAGATGTACTAGTCATGCCCGGTGGATACGACGTAACTTCTAGAATGCCCTCTGGAATGGTTGGGGAGGCACTTCGTCGCCTTGGCAACGCAATGCCCTCCATGGGGAGGAGTGAAGTCGTTCCACCAGAGGGAGCTACTCTTCTTGAGCCGAGAGAGGATGACATCTCTGGGATACTTTTAGAGGCGGCTAAGCAGGGGGCACTGGGAAGCTCTTTAGCTCAAACAGCGGTTAACGCTCCTCGCCTTGTCCCCTTAAGGGCGGAAGAGCGGGCGGCGACCAGCCTGGCAGACGCCTGGAGAGAAGGAATACGAAGCGGCACCCTGCTTCCAAGCGAAGCCGCGCCCAGCCCCTATGACTACGGCCCCCCTAGCCCAGAGTTTCTAGAGAGGGCTGCTTATAGAAGGAGAATGGGTGAGAACTTCTCGGATGCGGCTCGAATCCAAAGAGGCTTTGGCGAAGCAATGTCCTCTCCAGTCAGTCCAGAGTGGAACTATATCGTTTCCGATGGGTACCGAACGCCCAGCGCAAGTCAGGCTGTCAGGGAGGTTCTGTGGGACGAAACCATCGGAGAGGGCCGCAGAGCGCGGGGGCTAGAAAGGGGCAAGGCTCTTCTAGAAAAGGCTAGGGCGGTAATGGCTCAAGAGGGTGCGGCAAAGGCTGCTATGAAGGCTGGGATCAAGGGACTTGGTCGCGGAGCTATCGTAGGTGCTGCACAGGGGGCGGCTGTGGCTCCTGCGGCAGCGTACCTTGGGCACGAGGCAGGCAGGCCAAGGTCTGGCGGCTACTTCACCCCACCAGAGGGGATAAGGGAGCGCTATCAAGACATACTGTCTACGGACGAGGCCGATCTTATCTCTGAAGCCATAGAGCGCCGAAAGATGAGAGAGCGGGCACTCCTTGAGGCTGATGCCATCGGGATGGCCGAATAGCTAGCCCGTGTATCTGTGAGTGCGTGCGAGGTAAAAAGCGGAAACTACGCAATCCTGCTTGAGGGCAGCAATGTCCGCGTAGACCAAAAGACTCACTCAATAAAAGACTGTCTTATAGACACCGGGTCGGTGATAAGGATCTACAGCAGGACGCCAACTGAGCAGGAAGCAGACCTCCTAGACCCAGGTAGGCCTGCGCCAGTGGAGACAAAAGAGATGCCAGAAGAAACCAAAGAGCTTGTAGAGACCGAGGAACCTCCAGCTGAGGAGGAAGTTTCAGAGCAAATCCTCGTCCCAAGCGAAATCGAGCAGGCGGTCGTAACAGCAAATGAATTGAGCGGTGACTACGGACCCATCCTGGCTGTGGTCATGGCTGGCATCGCTGTCATGGGCGGAAAGAAGGCCTGGAGCTTCTACAGCCAGAAGGCAGAGCAGCGGCACGAGATGGAAATGAAGAAGCTGGAGATGGAGCAGAAATCCAGCAACAGCGACGGGCAGTCTCCACCGGCATGTCAGGCGGTTCACGCCAAGCTAGAGGCAGAGGTCTCAGCAATGCAGAAGAAGGTGGGGCTTATGGAGAAGAGGCTTCTCGTCATGGATGACTTCGACCCAGAGGACCTTGAGCGCAAGGTGAAGAAGCTCACCAAGTCTGTGAAGTCGATTAGGGAAGAGTTGGAAGAGTGAGGCCCCTGGCCCTAGCCGCCCTACTCCTTGTCTTTGCTGAGCCTGTTCGCGCCGAATGCGTAATACCGCCCGGTCCCCCGTGCCTTCCATTTGACGACCCTCGCTGGGAGGACCCGTCTTGCACGGTCTCTGTCGGCTCTTGCTGGTACGTCCTTACCGAGACCGTTAACGAGCCTCTGATAACAAGGGCAACAGTGAGAATAACCCCTATTTGCGGCGATCCAGAGTCTGGCCCAGCCCTAAGAGAGGCTGCTTTTAAGGTCTTGTCTGGCCTAGACGCTTATGAGATCGAAGTTTCAATGACTACAGAGTATTGCTCTGATACCGGCTACGCTGACATAAAGATCGGCTAACTAAGGGTTCTTCTCGCATACTCAGCAATAAGCACCGCATCTGCCAGCCCATCGTGCGGCGTCGTTCTTTTCCCAGGGGTTAAGTCCATATCGGGGAAGAGACACCTTACAAGCTCAACGGCATCCACCTTGCCCTGATCCCTCTCTTTTGCAGACCGCTTTGGGAGAGATAGAGAGCGCTTCCACTGCTGAGGAGTTGGAACTACATACCTAATCCCAAGGGCAACCAATAAGGCGTCTAACCTCCCCCAATTAACCCCACAAGTAAGTGTGGATGTTGCTGACTGCCCTGGCCTTGTAGAGGCCCTCTCTAGGGCCGCGCAGGCCCCAGGGCTTTTTACCTCTAGTAGCCATGAGAGTATGCAAGAGGTGTCTAGCGGACCTTTTGACCCGTTAGTCCTTGGCATAATCATTTGACCAATCACAGAGCCTGTGTGGTCAATCGCCACAAGTCCCCCAGAAAGTCCTGGGTCAATGCCTATGAACACGCTCATCAAAACACCTCCAACCTAAACGGATAGCCCATAACCCTTTCATGCTCTTTGAGGAAGTAGGTCGATGAGGACCTAAGCCTCTCCTCTTTAGAAAGAGATGTGTAAAGCCTTTCGAACAAGGGGGTGTTTAGGTCTTCTGTGGAAAGCCCCGCTTCTGAAGCCCTTTTCCCCCACTTTGAAAACAGGTCCATCCACCCCCTGTGTGCGGCACGAATGGAAAGCCATGCCGAAACAAGCTTCACCCCACCGCCTTTCCCTTTCCTGGCCTGAAGCCTGGCACTCGCGTAAAGCCTATCCGCCCACATAGACCACTCTTCTTCGGACAGCGTGTATGCCTCAGACCTTCTTGGTGCCCCTCTTCTGTATGAAAGGATCGCGATAAGATCGTCCCTTGTGTCCATTACCTAGCCCCTTCAAAC